GGTCATACCCTATGTCAGCAGCTATAATAGCCTTCACGACCTCATTAGGGGTCATTCCGGGGACACGGATGTCTGCTGCACAGCCGATACGATGTTGGCTGGTGTCTCGACTTCCGACAGAATCATTCACAGCCTTAGACCTGAATCCAGAGTTAATCATCACAGGCTTACCGCCTAGCACTGCCTTAACTTCTTCTAGGAACGCAGCCAAGCGCACAAGGTTAGCCATTTCAGAAGCGTTTGGAGTGTTGTCAAACTGCCGGTGAGAAGTAGCCGTTAGTTCTTCTAAAGTAAAGTGTTCACTTAGTTGCATCTTTTTCTTTCGCTTTCATATCCATTATCTTCTCAAGAGTACGTCCGCCGAAATAGAAGGACATAATCAACATACCCCATTGACCTAGCAATTCTACATAGGCTTTGTTGGTATCCAAGTCAAACGCTGACATCATGGCAAAGATGAAGTAGCCGCCTAGGATAAAGAGTAAAGTCATTGGGCGGATGTTCTTTGACAACCAGCTATCACTAGCCATATCCGCTTGCAGCCTTGCAGTTAGTTCATGCTGTTCTGCAGCATCAGCATTAATCTTAGCAAGCTCACCGTTCTGCTGCATCTCTAACAGCTTTAACTTAGCCTGTTCAGCCTGTGCAGGGTCAGGAAAGACCTTATCTAAAATCTTACCACCAATATCGAGTAACGCACCTAATGGAAACATTATTTAATACCCCAAGTTAAATACCACGCTATAAACGCAGCTACAAAGAAACACCAGAACTGCACCCGTCTAACTGCTTTTAAATCGTGTTGAAATTCCTGAATGTTGTGCTTTTCAAGAGCTTCTATTTCAGTCTTAATTTTCAACACAGAATCCCACTCTTTACTACCGTATTGTTTAATGAATTGCTTCTTTAGTTCCACTTCGTGGTCTGAAAGCAGTTTTCGACGCTTGTATTCGTCGAGTGCTTTAAAGATAGCTTGTTGTTTTTTAAACTCTGCTTCTCGTTGAGCAGTTCTTCGTTCTTTGGCTTTTTGTTGAGCTACGTCTGCTGCGTCCTTCTGTATAGCTTCAACTTGTTTAGTTAATGATTTAGCGCTTTCTCTACCAGCATCAAGAGCGCTAGAGAGAGCTTTTACTCCTTCGTTTATTCCGTATGGGTCTGACATAGTTATTCATTGTGTGTATAGTGTGTATGTGGGACATTATTAGTCCCTTAGAAAGTCAACAAACGAACCTTGTTGTGGAGCAGTTACTGGAGTTGGTGCTTGCTCTGGTCC